ATATGAAGCACCCAAAATTAGCCCAATTAATGTATGACTATGAAGATATATGGGAATCCAAAAAAATATTCTCTCTTTATAGAGCATATGATGGTGATGCTCTTGAAAGTATGTTTACTAAATATCCTTCTTATAAAATTAAAAATACAGACCATGGCGGAGGCCTACATACCTATAAATTAGGCACTGTACATTATGGAAGTAAAATTCCCAAAGAATTAAGAAGTATTTGGAAAGGCACTAGTCAGGAGCTAGTATCAGAAATGATAAGAGATAAAGAAGGGTTATTAAAAAGTTTAAAAGAATGAAAGTAGGCATTTTTTATTCGTCAATATCTAATATTCATAAAGCTTTACACAAGGCAAATTTAATGGATTGTTTCCGTCATGGAGTACAAAGTTGTGGAGATGAAACCATAGACTTTAGATATAAAAATCAAATTATACCAAAGTTAGATGTTGGATTCATCTTAGGTTATACTTTGGAAAATAATTATAGAAAAAGAATCATTGATCTACTTAAATTACAAAAATCAAAAATTGTATATGTAGACAGTAATATTTTTTCATATGCTAGATCTACACATTTTTATCATAGATATAGCGTGAATAGTGTTTATCCAACTGATGGTGAATATTTTTTGGGCAATGAACGAGAACAAAATAAAACTGATGAAATAATGTCTTATCACAAATTACAAATGGGTCCGTGGAGAGATAATGGTAGTCATATATTAGTGTTGGGACAACGAACCTTTTCTTGGAATATGTTAAACAGAAATGGTATCGATTGGATTATTGAAATAATAAAAAGAATAAAAAAAGTTTCTGATAGAGGCATTATTGTTAGATTGCATCCGGGTGATAAAACATATAACGAAGAAAATAGAAAAAAGATTTATGATTTTTATGGAAAAAAAGGTGTACATGTTTCTAACAATGAAAACATACGTGCTGATTTAATTAATGCATGGTGTTCGGTGGGCTATAATTCTACACCTAACTGTGCTAGCATATTGCAAGGAATTCCAGTATACTTAGATGATCCATTAAATAGTTGGGCCTGTGATGTAGGATTCGACGATATCAATTTACTAGAAAATCCCTTAATGCCTGATAGAGAAAAATGGTTAGATAAGATTGCTCATATACATTGGAGTAATGACGAAATTAGTTCAGGTAAGTACTGGAAAAGATTTAAGGGTTTTTATCAATGTACGACATAATTTTTATTTCAAATAATGAACCGAATTCTGATGAACATTGGAGGATATTAAGCTCTAGATTTGTATTAGCCAAAAGAATCAACGACGTCAAAGGTATCCATAATGCTCATATTGCAGCAGCAAAAAGTTCATTTACCAAAATGTTTTGGGTGGTTGACGGTGATGCCCAAGTATTAGAAGAATTTAAATTTGATTATGTTGTGCCCGAATATGATTTGGATTGTGTGCATATTTTTCATAGTCGTAATCCAATTAATGATTTAGTATATGGGTATGGTGCTATTAAATTGCTGCCTAGAAGGTTAACTTTAGCAGTCGACACAACAAGTTTGGATATGACTTTGAGTATTAATAATAAGATCAAGGTAATAGAACAAGTATCTAACATCACAAATTTTAATGTAGATAAATTTAGTACATGGCGTAGTGCTTTTAGGGAAGCAGTTAAACTAACTATTAACGTAGTTAATAAAAAAGACAATGATGAAAGTCTTAAAAGACTAAGCACATGGTGTACAATGGGCGATGACCGGCCTTATGGTAGTTATGCTATAAAAGGAGCATTAGCCGGCAAAGCTTATGCTTTGGTAAATTTTGAAAATGTCGATAAATTAAAGTTAATTAATGATTTCGAATGGTTAAAACAAAGGTTCAATAATGATTGATTTTACAGCTTTTAGTCACGGACAGGTTGAAAGTAAAATTTGGTTATGTGAAAGATTAGAACCCATAATGCCTAGTAATAGTCGTATAGCTATACTAGGCGGGTGGTATGGAGTTTTAGCCTTTTTATTGCTAAGTAGACGTGCCGTAGATATCAAACATATTAGATCTTTTGACATAGATCCAAAAGTTGAATCAATAGCAGATAAAATCAATAATGCCTGGGTATGTAATGAATGGCAATTCAAAGCTCATACCCAAGACGCTAATCAAGTAGACTTTTCAGAGTTTGATGTAATTATTAATACATCAGCTGAACACATTATTGATCGACATTGGTTTGATAAAATTACCAATCAACTAGTGGTAATTCAAAGCACTGATCAAATTCATGACGACGACGATGATCATGATTATTGCTTTAGTTTAGATCAATTAGCAGAACGCTACCCTTTGACTAATCTTTACAAATCAGAAAAGAAGTTTATATATCCTGATAAGGAATTTTCAAGATTTATGTTAATTGGCTACAAGACTGGAAGTTAATGGGAAAATATTGGTAATAGCTTCTGCACAGGCTAAGGCCACTTCTTGATGTTCTTTTTGTGTGCCATTTGCACTGCGTAATTCAATAAAATGAATCCAGCTACGTAGGGTTCCATTCATATAAAGACGACTTTCAATTAGTCCTTCTGGCAATACTGCACGAGCTTGTTCTTTGGCAATGCCATTGGCAATAGCCCATTCGTATTCACGTTTTGCTGCATAGATAACTCGTTGTTGAGCGCGATACCAATCATTTTGCAGTAAGTGATCTTCAACTTCTACACTATTTTGCCTATTTTTATCATCTTGTAGTCTAGCCTCTCTAGTGACAAAATTAAGGTCTTTAGTTGGATCAGCGTAGCGTTGACTAAACTCTTGAAAACTGAAGCTACGATGACGCAGTATTTGTCGAGCAATATCTCTAGTGGTAGTAATCTCCATACAGGCTGAAACCATTTCTAATGGACTCCAGTGTTGATGTTTAATCAAATATTTGATTAATTTTTCACTGGTTTCTGTATTAAGTTGATTGCTGGGGTTACTAACTCTGGCACAAAAAGCCACTAAGTCTTGTGCGTCTTCAATGCCCTGATCCAAAAATTCTTTGGTAGGTTGACTATAAGATACTAATTTTACGTTCATTAAAGTTTATTTTTTTTAAGGAATTTATTGGTTTCTCGACTGATGTCTTTTTTAATTTGATCTGTGTCTAGTTTGAAATCTACGCTTTCTATATGTTCTTTATAATTCAATATCATTTCTTGAATGTTAGATTGAATTACTTGCCAATTATCATCCCTTAGGTTTTTACCTATGTCTATGTTCCATACCTTTTTATCTTTAAATCTAACCTGGACAGAACACAAATATTTTAATGGGACTACATTGAGATTAACATCTTCGAAAATTTCGGGCCAACTTTCAATGACATCTTTTGAAAGTCTTTTTTCGGTCATTTTCTTTTTTTAGTTGGCACCAGTGCTTCAGCTTGACGACGTAATTCAGCAGCCTGTTTGGCCAATTTATCAGCTTGGCCTCTTAACTTACTAGCACGTTGATCTACTGGTAAATCATCGAAATTTTCTTCCACTGCGGGCATGGGAGTTTCAGTAACAGTTGCTACTTCAACAATTTCAACATCATCTCTTTTTTGATTCTTGAGGTCTTCTTTAATGGATAAATCATCCACAGCCACGCCCATTTGCTCTGCAATGACAACATTGAGTTGATCTAATTTAATTTTAGTTTGAAAATTAGGGATCATCTCAATTTGATCAGTGGCAACTCTAAGTAATTTACCTTGAGTATGCAATGCAGCCAACATAATGCTGCCATCAGGAAAAGTACTTCTTGCCAATACTTCGGCAAATTCGTTTGCTGTTTGAGCAGCATTGGATTCTACTAATTGAATTAGTGCATCATGATATCTATCTTCCAGTGCTTCCGTAGGAATTACTAGACAGTTATATGCATCACCAGGTAAAGTTCTGTATGCTACTAGACATTTTCTACCGTTGGATACAAATCGTCCAACGTGTTTTAGACTGACCATTTTATTCTTCCTTAGTTGCTGTTGCTTGACCTAAAAACTTACTTAATTTATTATAAACTTTGCCCACAGCTTCCATTTCTCCAGCTTTGTAGCTACCACGGCTATTGGTTACTTCAATGATTTGTTTTAATGCATTAAGATCATTAATGTTAAGATCTTCAGCAGTGTCCATGTCTGGTTCTTGAACTGGCTCTTGTTGTTTCATTGGTGGTTTATTCATAATGTCTCCTTAAAAGTGTACTATTATATATCTTTTCTAAAAAATTAAAGATTATAAATCTGAATAGGAAAGCAAAAAGAAACTAAGTTCTTTTTCTTCCTCGAATCCAATTTTTGTTATATAGGCAATACTGTTGGTATTGTCTAAATCTAATGCTTGTCCTATGTAATATCTTCCGTTTAAATTATGGTAAATCCAATCATCTATTTGAACGTTTTTAATAGGATTGTATTTGTTTAAACTAGTATAGTGAAAATGGCGAGCAGGAAAGTCTACTCGCCGTAAACCTAATAAATTTAATGCATTAGGTTTGCCATTCTTTAGGGCCATTACTTAGCTTCTTCGTAATAGGCGTATTGCCCAAATGGAGGAACAATGTTTTGATTGCCATGGATAATAAACAGTGTATCGCAATAGTGTTCGTCACCCCATGAACCATACGGATATCCATCAGTAAACATAATAAACTTCTTTGGCGTAATATTATGTTCTTTCATGTAGGTCCAGTTAGCATCAAACTCAGTGCCACCGCCGCCTTTGAGTTCGTAACTTTCAATATCATTCTCATAACTATCAAAGTCCTGCTCATTGTAAACACTGGTGTCGAAACACCAAATTTTCACTTTGAAGTCTTTGTATTCGTCCATGATGCCTTTGATTTCGCTCAGCATGTCTTTGCCCATTGCGTCAGTAATACTACCGCTCATGTCTAAGCCAACACAGATATCAATAGTTTCTTCATTTTTCATGCTGGGCAATACAGCACCTAACCCCCAACCTTTACGATTAGGACGAGTAAAGCTAAAATCAGACTTGATCAAACTTTGAATTTGCTGACGTAGGTATTGACGCCAATTAATTTTAGGCTCAGTAAGATCCTTAATAAGACGAGCTACGCCTGCTGGGGTATTGCCTGCACCTGCGGCATTGGCTGCTTGGATAGTGGCTTCACGGATTTCGTCACGAATAGCCTTAAGCTCTTCTTTAGTATATTGCGGGCGACCATTTTCGCCTTCTTTATCCCAGTCAATGTGCTCGTCGAGTAGTTTGCCCAACTGCTCTAGTTCTTGGTCATCATACTTTTCCATGAGCTCGTCGTATACTTGCTCTGCACTCTTGCCATAATGCTGGGGATCATGGAAGATAGGAATCTTTGGAGGCTGCTCGCCAATATGGTCACGAATCAATTGACCGTTTACGCAATAGTCAGCAGCAATATTGAATACTTTACGATTGCGACCTTCGTTACGACCCAAATGATCGAATACGTTATGGAGGATTTCGTGTCCAATAACAAATTCAACTTGTTTATTGGTCAAGTCTTCAAAAAAGTTTCGATTGTAGTAAAGTGCCCGACCATCCGTAGCAGCAGTGGCGCACCATTCAGTAGCATCAATAACTTTAAGACGAGTAGCCATGTTACCAAAAAATGGATGACGGAGTAGGAGACCTACTCGAGCTACGATAATTTTGTCAACGACTGGATCTAATGAATGTTGCATAATGCTCTCCTATATAATGTATATAGTATAACACCGCCCGAAGGCGGTGTCAAGTGGTAAATTTTACTTCTTTTCGGTAGCTGCCGAAATGTACTTACCAAACTTAGTATGGAACTCATCGAAGCAATCAATCTCGTCTGGATCCAACGGCAATTGATATTGGGTAAGAGCAAGTTTAGTGCTCATAATAACCAATTCAGTTTCAAAATTATCCATAATAAAACGGAAGAAGTTATTGACTTGTTTATCCCAAGTCTTCGCTCGTTTGTCGCTAGCATCTTTGAGTTCGTAGCAAAGACTAACGGCCAGTGAGTACATGGCGCTAATCTCACGCGATTCCATTTTCTTAACCTTGCCAATCAAAATGTCAGTGGGGTTAGGCATCTTGCTAGAAACTTTACGATGTGCCATAAACTTAATTGCAAGACCTTCACCAACAGCACCTGAAATAAGGTTAGTTAGGGTGTTTTCGTCAGTGTCATCGTCCTCCAGCAGCTCTGACACAAAGGTCCAGCTACGTGGAGTAGCGAACGCCTTTGAAGCAGACTTAGGATCAAAGTCATGAAGATCCTTTTTACTGAACGTCAAAAAGCCAACTACGTCTTTATGGATACGATTTTCGGTAGCCCAAAAAGCGTAATCGTCCCAATCCACACGCAGTTCCAAGTGAATAAAGCGATTGCTCAATGGAGCTGGCATACGATAAGTAACGCCGCGATCTGCTTCACGGTTACCAGCAGCTACAATTACCACATTGTCTGGCAAGCGATAAGTACCAATGCGGCGATTAAGAATAAGCTGATAAGCGGCAGCTTGAGTGCTACCAGGAGCACTGTTCATTTCATCCAAAAACAGGATGATCTTTTTGTGTTCTTTGGCCATTTCTTCGTCTGGCAGTTCGCTGGGAGGTGCCCAAAGCATTTTGCCACTGTTAGAATCGAAGTAAGGAACGCCTTTAATATCAGTGGGTTCCCAAAGGCTCAAGCGGATGTCGATGACGTGGGCACCGATGTCTTCGCCAATTTGCTTGACGATATCGCTTTTACCAATGCCAGCAGGGCCCCACAGGAAAAGTGGGCGTTGTTTGCTGAAGCATTTTTGAATTGCACGTTTAGCATCACGGGGGCCAACGGTGCGACTAATAATTTCGGACATAGCTTGTTTCCTTTGTTAAGTTGAAATAAATTTGCTATGTTGTTATTATAAGGCCAGTCGCGGTTCTAGTCAAGTGGTTTTTCGTCTGATTGCCTAGCTTTCATGGCTTTCATCAAGCCAAATTTGCGTATATCATCGGAGAACAAGTGTAGTTCAAAAGCCTTTTTCTCGGAGAAAACAGTGAGACTACGGTGTGTAAGATAGTACGGACAGTCCAAAAACTGGTCAAAAAAGATGATAATTTGGGGGCTTAGTTCAATATCTTCGGTAAATGGCACTTCATACTCTTTCAAATCCAATTCTTTTACCAAAAATTCGTAGCCCTTGTCAGTTAGGCGTAGTCCACCTTTGGCTTTAGTACGAGTATTTTGCCACCAAATTTTGTGATGAAGTTTTACATTGACTTCATCGCAGGATTTTTCTCGAGTATTTAGGAATATTTTAGTGTATGTTAGACTATTCATCTTTAAGAGTTTGACCAGAAGTTAATATAACTACGGTAAAGTCTTGGCAATGAAATTCTAAGTTAAGTTTTTTTGCTAAGTTAATAGCATGTCCTGGATTGCTAAATGCTGTTTTTTTATATTTAGGTCCAGGATAACTGACTACACTGCTAAAACTTTTCAAGTTAAAAGGTTTATTTTTATAAAATACGGCCCAAATAGCGTCCGCTTCCAAAATTTGATCTGTTCTGAAATTCTTTTTATTAGTATGTTCTAGTAAAATTTTTGGTTTTGGGCGACTCATTGTATGATCCTGGATAAGCGTATTTATCCAAAATCATTGAGAAAAGCCCCCTCCGTCCATTTTCAATTCAACTATGTCATTGTTATTGATGGATTTTAATTCACTTAGTAGTTTGTCATAGTCCTGCAATAACTTGGAATTGACTTCACCGATGGTAAATGCCAGTGTCTTTGCTGTTAGTATATCTAGTTTAATTTCTCTTTGCTGACTCATTGTGGCAATTTTTACCTGTTCAATAAATTGTTGCAAAGGAAAAGTGTTAATTGGTTTATTTTGCATTGTTTAATGATTCCTTGGCTTCTTCTTCCGTTTTGAACGGACCTTCGTAAGGGTATCTTTCAATGGTAATTAGTTTTGGACAAAAACTTTTGATCCAATTTTTAGGAAATTTAATAATATAATATCCAGCACAGAACAAACTTTTACTTTGATTACTTTTAGTGAATAACGGCAATTTTTTTCTAAGATTATATATGCTATTAAAGGGTTCCCATTTAGTAGGATACCCATAGCATTCGTTAGGAACAGCCCGTGAAACAGTTGTTTCAATATCTTTAGAGAAAAATTCCTTGCCAAATTGCTTGGTTACATCAGTTTTTTTAGGAAAAAACATATCTCCTTTTTTTGAACTGAGCATATATTGATTATTTTCTTTTTTATGCAGAGTTCCTACTCTAACCCCGTCTTCTTCAACGATCCAGAGTACACCGTCTACTACTGGTTTAGCATGAACATTCATTATGACCTCTTTAATTGGGATAATTGGCCTGAAATGCATCAGCATATTGCTGAATATTTTCAGTAATTCTTTTTAAATCGTATAGATTACAAAACTTCATAAGTCTAATACCAACTTGGCTGATGTTTTTAGGTTGGCTATTAGTTGTAATAGTTTCGTTGATGATTTGTTTAATGTCATCGGGTTGATGTTTTAAGTCAATAAGTCTACGATTGCGTTCGTAATCGTCTAATACACGATGTTCTTCGCCGTTATGATCTACCCAACGCTGTAACATTAGGTTATTCCAAGCAAAGCCGCGACGACCTCGATCTTCAAATGCTTCTAATAGCTTATTTTTACGTACCTTAGGATAAGCACTGAACACATTATCAGTGGGATCGCCGCGTATGCATTTTTCAAATAATACCCATTCTGGATTGATTAGGTCTTTTTCCACATTGGTCTTTTTATCAATTACACGTTTGCCTTTTTTATCAAAAATACCTTCGTGTGTATAGGTAGTTTCGCTAATGCCGTTATATTGTCGTACATTAGGAGCAATTAACTGAATAAAATCGCTGTCTGTGCTAATAATAACATGGTCATCGTTGGGATGACTTTGAATAAAGCCGGCAATGAGATCATCTGCTTCTAGTTGTGAGTTTTGTAATACTGTAGCATTAGTTTTTTCTGATATAAAATCTTTAAAAGTATCAAAGGCTTCCCAGAAAATACGATCCTCTTCTTGTTCTTTTACAGTGGCAGCAGCCCTAGATTCAGCTCTATTGCGTTTATAAGGTGCATAATAGTCCTTACGCCAGCTGCGACCTTCTAAACAGAATACTAAATGACTACCATTGAAGTCGGACCAGGCTTTTTTAATACTGTTTAAGGTAATATGAAAGGCCATGCCCAGTTTTATATCTGCGCTGCCATTAATTGCGTGTCTAGAACGGAAAAAGGTATTTGCAGTATCAACTAAAATGTATGTCATTTGACTTCGGAAAGTCCGCCATTAATTTTGTTTACGTTAATGTATCCAGCACCACGGCCAACGTCCTGTCCTTCCTCAGCTAGAACGTTGCGAGCAAGATCACGAAACCAGCGATCCACAATTTGTTCTTGTGGATCAGCGTCGTATCCGTATCCTGCTTGCTTCAATTGTACAATGAATTCTTCATTCCAGTCAAGCTCAAAGAAGCCATTACGAACGTTTTCTTTGTTGATATGAGTTTCTATTACCCCGACCCAGGGTTCGCCACGTTGTGTGGCACGTTCTTTTGGAGTCATTCGAGCAATAGCTTCTTCTTCCAACGCTCGTTTAGCAGCTTCTTCTGCTCGTTGAATTTCGACTTCCTTGGCTTCTTTTAATCTTTGAATTTCCGCAATGGCTTCTTCCATCTTGGAAATGCCAAAGATTCTTTTTAGGAACTTTTTCATCAACGTCCTGCTAGTGGATTAGGATAAGGATTAGGTCTAACCCAAGGTTGTTGACCCTTGGTTAACACAATCATGCTATTATAGTAGCTTACGCTGGCTAGATCGTTAAACCTAAACACGTTTTGATCGGCAGGGTGTTCTTGCCAGTGATTAAGATTAACCATGTCAATGATCTTTTTACTATATTCCATCATGGTATGAGGACGATATAAACCATTCCCCCAGTCGTTAAAATAACTGGTATGAGTATCTTCAATCATATAAACACCACCAATTGAGATCTTTGGCCAAATAGCATTTAAGGTTACAATTTGTTGATTCATTTGATGACCGCCGTCATCTAAGAACACATCAATATTACCCACATGTGGTATAAAGTTAGCCCAGAAAAGAGCATCTTCTTGATTGCCAATAAAGATTTCCACATTTTCTGCTTTGCGTTGTAGTACACCTTCGTCTACGTCGACACCAATAATTCTAGCAGTATCGCCAAAGTATTTTCGCCACATTTGCAAACTGCCACCACCTTGGACACCTACCTCAATAAAGGTAAGGTCTTGGTTTCTATATTTGCTAAAGAATTGTTCGTACACTGGAAAATACGGAAGGTATTTGTCGCAATGTAATGTTAGATCGTTTTCAAAAATTTCAAGTAAAGTTTTCAATTAGGTTCCCCATTCGTTTTTAAATAATGGCACTTGAAGTCGGTCACTGTACCGCCATCCTTCTCGCATTGCCATTTCTGCCACACGCCTATTATTAAGACTGTACACCCGCTCAACGCCACCGACAGGCATAATATACACAGGGCCTTTAAAGCCATTATTTCTATATTGTTTGACTGCTTGTTGAGCATCTGTTAAGTCCTCTTCGCTTGCTATGACAAATTTCAAGTAGGTATAGCCAACTTTTTCATAGTCGCATACCACTTCGGGAAGGATAGCTTCCTCCCATTTTTCCCCACTCACTGGCAGTTTAGCACTAACACTGAACGTGACTTCCCTTTGTCGTGAATGCCGGTCACTCCAGTTAATTAAGTAATTTTTAAATTCTGGAGTTAATTTCTGAGTGCCGTTAGTTTCAAAAGTTAAGTGACGCAATCTTATCATCGACTCTTCATCTAGCAGTTCAGGATAGCTACGTTGCCAGCCTAGCAAGGGTTCTCCCCCTGTAATAACAAGATGCTCATCATGCCAATTTTTATGTGGCAATAAGTCTACTATACCTTTGGCCAAAGCACTTACTTCATATAAGGGGCTAAGATGTTTAAAGTTAGGATCCCAACTAGCATAGCTATCACAGCCAGTACTTACCAGTGGTAAGTCTTTGTAGCTTTTAAACGGCCGTTCTTCATCAGTTAATGCTACATTTACTCTTTCTATGCTTTTTTCACCACGTGGCATACCAAAACCATCGCAGGTAAAGTTGCAACCAAAAGTACGTAAGAAAATAGAAGGCACGCCCATATAGCGTCCTTCCCCTTGTATTGAATAAAATAGTTCGCTGATTTTAATCTTGCTCATATATGGTAGACCATTGTTTAAGTTTTTCAAATTTAGCTAGTTTAGCCTTTTCAATATTATATTGACTAATTACTCCATTCATTTCTAATAGGGTAATCATGGCAGCCAAATCTCCCAGCTCTTCTTCTAAGTGTTGACGATTAGTTTTGAGCTCTCCAGGTTTTCGATTATCCATACCAAAGCGATTAATCTTGCTCACTGCTTGGATAACTTCTGCACATTCCTCTTGGAGGATGCTCATTACTTCATTTATTGAGTCTTTCACTTTGAAACTCCTCTATGTCTTTAACAGCTGATTGTAACACAAATGCATAGTTAAGAGCAACCTGTTTGCTCATAATGATGGAAGTTTCATAATCGGTATAACCTTTAGTTAAAAGTTTCCAAATATGATACCAGCGTGATTTAGACCAAAAGTTAGTTTTAGTTCTAGTATAAATGGTCACGGTTACATCTGTTTCCTCTGCTTCAATGTCAATTGTATGAGTACAATCATCACTGCCGCATTCACAAACAGTTTTATACATTTTATTAGAACCCCAGTCATTAACTAGAAGTACACCTTTAGCTGGCGTTTCTGCGTTCAATTTTTCAAGTTCTCCAATGTGGCAATTTTGGCAATACGTTGTCCAAAATCTTCATCGTTGTTAATGATATAAAGAGTATGATCATGACGATCAGTTCTAGGATCATGGCGACTAAACTCCACGATCCTGCCGCCAATAGCACTATAGACCTTAAACCTCATTACAGGATTGTCGCTAACGCTATTATCTTCGATGGCATGTACCAATCCGCGTCTAGACAGTTTAGCCTCTACTTGTTGAGGACCGTCTTGCTCTAGCCAACGAAGAAGTTTTATTCTAAGCCAGTTCATCATGATTTTGTCTGTTCCTGTTTAGCCTGTTCTTTATGTTGCCATTCAGCTAATTTAGTTTGATACATGGCTTCGGTAAGTCCATGCCAGCCAATGCAATCACCAGTGGGGCTACGACCGCAGCCACAAGTTCCAACTTTCTTTTGAGTTTCCATAATATTTCCTTAGTTATCTTGGTGCAAAGTCTTGTTGGAGTTTAATGTTATCAAAAAACTCCTTCTTAGTGCCCACGTCTTCTTTAAATGCACCTTTTAAGACTGTGGTTTGTGTGAGACTGGAATGTGCCATAATTCCGCGGTTTTCGCAACATCCATGAGTGGCCTGTATATAAACACCAACGTTTTTACTATCAGTTGCTTTAGAAATCTCCCTAGCAATATCATTACATAGTTCTTCTTGGAGAGTGCCTCTCCGAGCACACCACTGAGCAATCCTTGTGTATTTTGACAAGCCAATGACTTTACCATTTGGAATAATTCCAATATAGGCAACACCATTAACTGGTTGATGATGATGACTGCACATACTACGAAGTTCACTGCGTACTACCAACATGCCAGTATAAGCATCCTCGCCTTCATTTGGAAAGCTAGTAGCATCTGGTGCAGGCTCGTAACGCCCTGCCATGATTTCGTTAAAGTACATTTTAGCCAATCGACGAGCAGTTCCCTTGCTATTAGGGTCATTTTCTCTGTCAATTAGTAATGAGTCGAGAACAGATTCAAATGCCTTAGTAGCATCGTTAATTAGTTCTTCTTTGAAGTTTTCTTCCACATAATCGGATATATTATCGCCTGCCCAGAATCTCTTACCTTCTCGGCGCATACGATCACGCAATACTTGTGCTAGATTTTTTTCAGCCATACCAATTCCTTGTTTGATAATATTATATAGGTTATTTAGGCCAGTGTCAAGTTTTTTCTGCTACAATCATGAAACTGTCATTTAAGTCTCTACCACTATAAAAAATATTTGTATACTTCCTATCTATCAAATAGTCTTTGATCACCATGGCATCCAATACATGAATGTGTTTTCGATTATTCCAAGGTCTCCAATATTCTTGGCTATAGTCTGGAAGGTATAAAAATAACGTGCCATTACTCTTAAGTTTAGTACCCCAATAGTCTAGTGCATCAACCCAATTAGGTAAATGTTCAAGGCAGTGACTGGAAAATATATAATCAACTTGCCTATTTGGCAAGTGTAAGGCGTCCCAATCATCGTCAAGATTTAAGTCAATTGGTTGAGCACCCGGGTAAGCCCATTCAACTCTATTGCAGCCAATATCAAATCCATCTCCTTTGCAAAAGTATAGAGCAAAAGGTATAGCAAATTGGCTAGCGTTTCCCTCTGCCTGAAACGCTGGATATTTTTTATTTTTATATTCTATCAAATTCATATGTATTCACTTAGTACCAAACGACACATGGTGGCATCATGATCAGAATTGAATTTAAAGATTAGATTATCTTCGTTGACTAACGTTGTATATTTTTTACCTGGTAGGCCAAATGCTTCTATTACCTTGATACACAATTCGTCCCACCAAATTTTATCTTGATAAACATAAGTAATTTTTACTTCATTTGTCACGTTTGTATTTGGCCTTCTTTGGGATAACGTGTCTAACTCCACCGCTGGGATCTTTGACATCACCCGTACGACGTGGGATCATATGTATGTGGGGGTAGCTTACGGTTTGGCCAGCAGCCTCGCCACAGTTTTGCCCGACGTTAAAGCCATGCCATTTTTCTTGGGCCATGCCGTCGTAGCCGAACTTGTAGGCTGCTTGAAAACACGCAACCAAGTTTTCAAGTTTTTTTTGGGTTGGCACAAATAGCAAATGTCCTTCCGTAACTGGGTAGGCATCTTTGAAGACCCAGTAGTTTTTGCTTCTGTATTCAATTTCTTTCCACGGAGCTCGTCCATCATCTAAGGCCCTTGTTAAATCTGACATCATTCGTCTCCTTTCAGTGATTCGAATGTTCTATATTTGCCCAATGCTGCCATATACTCGTCGTAGAGTTTTTTCAGCTTGGGATGTTTCCGTTCTAGTTTAACATCACGTTCAGGAATTTGCAAGACTTTTTCAATTGTTTCCAACCGTTCTTCCAAGTCACGTCCGTTTAACGTCATCTTACCTTTAACTTCCAATTGAGGAGGATTGGTATGATGGATTCGAAGTGCTTCACTCTGGCCGATTGCGCTGCCCCAGTGATTTCCATGTGGATTGCTAATTAAAAAATTTCCACCAGTATTATTAGTGGTGTATATTTGACCAGTAGGAACTCCCATAATGCTAGCTTGATTTGCGTAGTTCGAAGTATTGCTCATTTTGAATCCATTTATCTTTAACCAAAAATCCCCATTCTCTCTTTTGTGGGCCAGGCATAAACATTGTCCAAGCAGCTACCCCTTCAACCATTTCAATACGGTGATAGCTATTAGCACTACTAATCCTAAAATGGCCAGGACCACGCCAGTGACAAACTTCCCCAATCTTTTTACCATCTTTGTCAAAAGTTGGAACCCATTCATTATAGCCACCTTTAAGGATTAGTGTGGCGTAGGGCCACGGATGATCGTGTACATCATCTGGATCACTCTTAAGAAATTTATGAATGAACACATTGAATGGGAACCAATTACGATCTTTTAGAAAGATGTAGTATCTTTCCAAGTATGGTTCTTTACTGGCTCTGTCTAAGATAATTCTCTTACGACCTGACTTTTCTAATTTTTCGAAGAATTTATTTTTTAGGTACTGGATTATCATAATCATCTTTAACCATGTTATATATGGAAACGACTTTGTCCATAGCTTTGTCTAGAGCTGGATATTTGACACGCATATTTTTTACTTTATTGAAGTCGGGCCAAGTATCAACCCATTCGACCTGATTCAAACTCCAGCTAGTATTGAGCAGTGTTGAAATGTCTACAGTGCCAATGGCACTGATTGACGCAGTAGCAAGTGGGCCAATAGTATTTGTGTAAGTTAGCCCACTGGCAGTTGTATAAGCATTACCAGCCATGGTGCTGCCAAAGCTGCCGTAGTTATATCCAGCAGTGTAATTGCTTGAGTAATCTTGAAGAGTTATTGTGTCATCACCAACAACAAGACTGCTCAAACTACTAATATCAAAAGTAGTTAATGGCTGTATGTCTTGTGTAGTTAAGCTGGGTACATCACTATCCCAAGTTACTGTATAATGCTGTTGCGGAGAAAAATCGCTCATGTAAATCCTTTTCTTGTTTTCTTACTAATGCTATTTTACTTTCATAATTTTCCATATGATTTACGATGTCTTCAATCAAAAAATGTTTAAATTGCTTGTAGGATTCAAAACTTTCAGTAAATTCTGTAGGATATTTAAATTCGTCGTAGTACATTTCTCTGTAGCTTAGACGATCAGGTACCATGGGAATTGCATTTAATACCGAACCTTCATAGCAACTAATACCCAATGTTTCTTGTAAGTTAGCACTGAATACTATCTTAGCCTCAGCCAACAAGGTATGATATTCATGTTTAGTCAATTGATGATCTTGGCAAACAACAAAGTCATATTGTGGTAATTGTCGAGCCAAGTCTCTAAAAATATCTACTTGTTTTTCTGGAGCAATACGATGTGGGAATAAAATAAGATCTCTTTTGGGAAGACTACGATAACCTTTTAGGATTTTCTGCATATATTCCATAGGCCAACCAGTCTTTACAATCTTGCCACTGGCATATCTATTAGCCCAATCCTCTTCCCAATAGGGATTTTCACCTTTGAATCCGCCATTGAGTAGTTCCTGCATAAACAGCTCAACGTGGAATTCTGTGGCAAAGTAGTTATGGTCAAGAGCATAGAAGTAGCTCATCTCAGCACAGACTACCCAAGGTTGGGGACCAATCAGTCTGCCTAGGAAGTCTTGGGGATCGTAGCTGCCGGCGTGCCAAAGACCATGAGTCTTTACTGGCACACCAAGCAGTTCAGACATGTATTTGAGATTGATGATTCCAGGGTGCCAAGCATCTGTAAAGATAAAATGATCACCAGGCTTAACTGCTCCGGCGCAAAATAGACGACCCATTTTTTCAACTTGGGCAGACTTATAAATGTTTGTACCACCAAAGTTAAGAAAAGCACCGGGAGTAGTAGCACTAGGGATATCACTAGGCCCACTAATAACTTCAACTTCATGTCCGAGTTTCCTAAGAGTTTCGGGCAAGTGGATTTTCCACTGCCCGGTGTACCTAGTCTCTACGGCTTCGAGATCAACTAGGAATATTTTGCTCATTACGCTTACGTCCTTGTCCAGCATTTTTGCCTTGATAGGGCTTGCGTGGTCGCTTACTGTTCATGTAAGCACTATATACTGGGCTGTTCTTTTTGTAAAGATCAGCTTCGTTAAAAGGTGCCAATTCAAACCTGCACCAGTCGTGATAGGCTTCAAGATCATCGAAGATTTTATGTACTTCGGGTTTAAAAGTAAGATACTTGTTAAGCCATGCGGGTTGTGCCATTTTCTTTCCTAAAAATTAAGGGTTAATATTTAACAAACGAACCATTCTCTCCGTCTTCGGAGACTTCAATCCAGACTTCACGGTCAGGATACTTTGCGTGAATGATGTCATAAAGTTCATCTGACATCATTTCACAACTCTTGTAGTCAAGGGTCATAGTCCCTTGGGCAAATAGGTTTTCGAGCCAGCGTTTGAATTGGATAAATTCAACGTCACGATCATTGTGGGTAACTGAAAGCCAAACACGAAAATGAAATATATGACGGTGAGGATTAGCAAGAAACGATACATCATATTCATCACCTGTGGCCAGTGTGGGATCTGTGGCGGCTGCCGGATAACAATGGATGCCTTCTTTACGGAAGGTCACCCAAATCATTTTATTGGGTCGAACGTCTTGTTTAATAATCATGCTGGTTCAAATAAGTTGTCAAAATGTGGATTTGCCATAGTTTTAATTTTTTCCATTGCGCCTACGGATATTCTAAATTGATAGCCACTATTTTTTGCTTCAAAATAGCCATAAGTAGTACCACTTACATAACCAGATTCACCGTTGATAATTTTTTGTCTTGATTCTTCGTAGGCTTCTTCTAATCTTTTTTGAATATAATCTGATCTAAAATCATAGAGTTTTTGATCTGTGATAACACTATCCTTGTGATAAACATGATAATGTTGCTGAAGTTTATCTTTTATGGGAGAATTTTTATATGGAGTAGTTATAATATCTTCTCTAGTCATAGTTCCAATAGCCCAGGCTGAGGTGGAATCTACATCTTTAGACTTCATTTCTAAGTCATGATTAGGATAATCTGGACCTTTGCCAGGTTGTACTGGCATGCCAATTTCTGCGTGAAGTTTTTCAATATGATGACCAGTAACTCCAGAGGTTCTATGGGGTACAGATTTGCCAACAAGGCTTTTATTAATTTTAACGATTTTTGGTTTCATAGTCATAGTGGTGTATCCTCGGTATATTCGTCCCAACCAGTAAAATTACTACGATCCATCAGGGAATGTAGACTATGTGACCACACACCAGGATTAGTATCACCCCAAGTTGTATCATCAATCTTCACAGTGGTGTTGTAATTGAACAGACCAATATATGGCAGTTTCACACTGATCATGGGGATAAAATGATCGTTCTCGCACCATCCTTCTTCGTGAAAATCACGAGCATAGCTAACGTCAAAGTCTAAGGTTACCCAATAGCCCAGTTCTAACAAGCCTTTGATCATATGATCCCACGACTTCCAATCTTCGTAAGTTTGTGGTGTGAAGCTTTGACTAGTGCCAAGATAGATATGACGGAGGTTATTGACCTTTAGTACAATTTCCTCTACGGGTTTAACGCCAACTACGAACAATGTGCGTTCACCTTTCATTGGGGTATGTTCAACTTCTACGCCAATAAAGTAGTCTACGTTCTGTCTACCTTCTGTATCTATTGCCATTCTATGTAACCTCTGCTGTAATTTTCTGGACGATCTGCGCCATCTTGGAATGCTTGTTGCCATTCAGTGTCACGATTATAGCTTCTTGTCCAGAACTTGTCAACATCAAGTTTGCCATTTTCAATCATCCAAACAGCATCTCTCATACATTGATGAAATTTAGAATTACGTGGACTAGGAAATACCATAGTAGTAGCTTTCCAAAGCATTTTATCAAAAGTAGTACTAACTGGCTGTGTTTTGGCAGCTGCCATAATGATTAAGGCACAATCTTTATATAAATCACTGTCAAGAATATCACTTCGGCTGCTCAAATCAATTATGACATCGTATTGATCATTAGTTGACGCTAATAATTTATCACCCCATATATCTTGATTGGAACGCCCTACTACATCGATATCAAATCGTAAATGATAATATTTAGTAATAGTATGATAGGCAACCCAAGCTAGAAATCCGCTGCCTAAGATTAGTAGTTTGCTATTTGGGCCTTGCCGCCATCGCAATTCTGATAATGCTTGGCTAACGATGTTAACTCCACAGGCCACTGGCTCAATAATATAGCGTGGATGCGCTTCTGGTACGGTGACATATTCATGCTGTCGTACTGTATAACGATCAGCATAGGCAGGTTCGCCTCTGGTAGCAACATAGTCACCGACTCGTACATCAAAAATTGCTGAACCAACCTGTGTAACTCGGCCTAAACCTTCGTGGCCTTGCATGTTCAAAGGTAATGGGCCAAAGTTTCCCTGCATCATGTCAATGTCACTGCGACAAACACCAGTCATAATGCTTTTAACTTCGATTTCGTTAGGGCTAAGTGGTGGGCAAGCATATTCGCTTTCCACAAATTCGCCCTGTCCAGTAGTTACTAGTATTCTATTCATAGTTTCTCAATTTTTTTATGGATCCATTGATCTTGATAATGTTGGTCATTCCAAAATTCCGTATCATCAATGTTGGCAATTGCCGTTTCAATCATTTTTTTGTAGGCACTTTCTGGGCAAAGTCCTAATGGTTTGGATATTTTTTTATCTCCATCTAATACAAACTCGATTTGTATGTCATCTCCGTTTAGGCTACGCCAATCTGCTGTGAATGTCCACATAGTTTCTTCGCCTAGGAAGCCTAATCTACAGTAGTCATCTACATTGTATACCCCTTGGTTGTTGACAACACCATAATTTGTGTTAGTAATATCAGTTAATTGCCAGCGTTGTCTAACATCTTTGCGTACACGATTAGCTTCGTCGTACTGGTTATCTAAGGCAATCCATAAACTGAGTAAATGTGGCATAAGATCACGACTAACTCCGCCAAACGCCAATTCTTTATTGGTAAACCAAGTACCTGGATTAGGTACACGATCATGATTAATCCAATTAACGTTGACAATTACGCTGGCAGCAGCAAGAGTTTGTAGTTCATCAATCTCATCACGATATTGATTGTTCTTGACCATCATGATTCTTGTGGCGGGATTATTATCTACTAGTTTATCCCATGCATCTGCGGTGATTAATCCAGGTTTTTCTATAAAAACGATCTTGGCTTTTGGTGCCACTATGTATGCAATACCTTCGTGAGTATAGTTAGGTGTACAAATATGCACAGTGTCGAACTGATCATAATCAGCCAGGGCTTCTTCTACGGTGGTATAATCTGTGTGTTTAGCAGGATCACTATCTACTGTTACAACAGTATGATCCATTTGTTCTAGCACAGTACGATATAGTTCGCCTATGCCCATTCCTATGATAAGACTAAGTGGTTTCATTGTTAAGTTGTTCAAGTTTAAGTGTTTCTTCTTCACTAAAATCTTCGGTATGATCTGATTCTATATTGTTTTCATTGACTTCGTCAAATAGAATGGAAAAGTGTGTGCTTGAGTTTACAGTTTTTTTGCCGACAGCGCCACGAGTACCAATAATGCTAGTCCAATAACGGCTATATTCTTTGACCACTGCTTCAGCTATACCTTTGTCCGATGTTGCAAAAACGGCTTCTACAATGTCTTTAAAATATAAACGATCGAATTCTTCTTGTACTAACATGGCAGGAACTTTACCAGCATCATATTGCCTGTTAGCTTCTTGTACAGCATTACAGTGCATCCAAACATTATGCCCCATCATGATAGCATAACTAAATGAATCCCATGATGTTTTTCCTTCCTTACCTATTTTATTTAGGTCACCGGGTTTATAAATGCAAATATCCTTGATCTGAACACCATCCATGACAGGACTAAGTTCAAAGGTTTTAAACAAGCTGTCTTGTATAACAGCATCACTATATAATCGAGTATCTGTAGCGTATTTTTTATCATCTACACCAGGCACCATTCGATAAGTCCATTTATGTCTATCCTTGGTTTCTGTTTGAACATAAATTTGTCCGTTGGCTGTGGCTAAAAATGGACTGGCACAATCGAAACTAATAGTGAAATTTTCATTATGATATTTACGAACAGCACGTTGAATGTCTGTTAGTAAGGTGGCCCATTCTAATTTACTGGTTCCTAAAAAATGCATCCAGTCTTGATGACCTTTTTCTAGTAATCCATCAAACCTCAGTGCAACTAGCCTTTTAAGAACCAAGTGGACATCACACATATTTTGCCCGCCCATGCCCCAACCGTTAAATGCACGATCACCGTATTGTTTAGGGTCGCAATACTTTTTCATATGCTGATACCATCCTTCGGCGTCAGTATGATTTTCGCCTTGTAGTACATTTAAAAATTTACAATTGCCATTTCGATTATTAATAAAATATTCATTGTTAATAAATGTACCTTGAACTGCTTCATTGTAGGTGCTAACACCTGTGGCTTTGGCACCAGCAGGGCTACGGGCAACCCATGCTGGGATATCCAACCCCATGCCATAGTCCATTAAACTGTCCATCCAAGTAAGAACTTGTTTGCGTTTTTTAGCAGCAGCCGGGCAATTAGGATTCTTCCAATCAGCGGGCCATACACCCTTGCCAATTTGAAAGCCTCCGGAATCGCCCAACACCCAACTGGTAGCACGATTCCTATTACGGAACATGTCTTCACCCTCGTCTGGTTTATTAAGATCTAAGTTAGCATGTCCTGCTGAATACAAACAGTGATCATAATAAAATAGACCTTGATCAGGGTCTAAATAATTAAGACTTTCTACACCATTTTTAAAATTTACAGGAAGTCGTGCAGGGTCGACATAGTTACTATATCTTTGCTTGCCTATGAATGTACTATAAAAACCAGATGTTGCCGGCAGAAACCATGCATAATCTTGTTGAGTTGCTGTTAAATTTTTATTCATTTTATTTTAATTTGGGCGGAAGAATATAACTGTATTCGCCTAGACCACTGTCAATGATAATTTGCATGGCGCCCTGGTCACTAATTTTCATTGTGCAGTCGCCGTTTAAATTTAGAATGGCTAAAACTTGCTGTACATCCCACGACCAAATATTTTTTAATTTTCCACCGGGGTTGCCTTGGAAAATAAAACTGCCAGTGTGACTACTTGCATCGCCGAAGCTAAAGACTAGATTTTTATTTTCTACTTTAGCTTGAAATAATGGTTCACTACTATGAGCTTGAGCCTGTAATTTTAGTCGTTGAATGGAAACCACACTGGGATTGAATTCTATATCCCAAGTAACTCCCTTGAATTTGAGGCTTTTAATTTTTTCATTGATAATTTCAGTACTAACAAATCTAAATTCATTACTAAAATCTCCACCTTCATTTGTGAAAGTAATGCTAGTAGGTACATCCTCGCCGTTTTGTTTAGTGGAATTTACTTCAATTAGAAAGTTTTCTTTGTATTCTGGACTTTTTAAAAGAAGACTTAAGATGTCCAAGTTTCTCATACCAAATACTCCCTCCAATTCGGATACGGGATTTTTCATTTTGGCTTCAAGAACTACACTTTTATCATCAGCCATGCTTTCTAGTTTAGTTTCTGTGTCACTGCCAGTGACTTTGACCATTTCTAGAAAACCTAGTCCTTTGGTATGTGCTACGATGTCGGTTAAAATATCTTTAATCATGTTTTCTCCTTTGTTAATTGTATTTAGAAAATAATAAAATGTCAACTTGAAAAGTCGAACAATCTGCTAAATGTGTTCGTTTCTTCGGTGCTGCTAAAATTCCAACCTAACACACCAATTAGGTTTTCCAATTTGTTATCAATGATAGTATTTTCCATGCCATCATGATCGAATGGCAGATCTTTAAACCATTGAGGCAATCTTAATTCGTCTACTGGATAGGCCACTGAAGTATATTCTAAAGGATTATTTTTTAGTTTACATACAACAACTTTGGCGCCATCAGTAATACCCATGGAATATTTGTCGCCATGCATACGCTTTAGAGTATTCCAATTTAGAGAAGCTCTGACATGTCCAGGAAGATTGGCCTTGCCTTGTTTAAGTTCTTTGTCGGCAAAATCTGTAATATTGTTTGCACGTCTGGGTGAACCTTTTTCCCAACCTGGTCTTACTTTGAATTCAGTTCTAAAATCGTTAATATAATCTATAACTTCTTTTTGTTCATGTCCGGTTAGAACCATTTCCAAGACTTTACTCAAAAAGTCTTGAATAAATTCTGGAGTGTCACTACGTTTCAAATCTAATCCCATGGCCTTAATTTTGCCAGGTTTGTCATCTTTGTCGGTACGTTTGCCTTCTTTGTCATAGTATAATACAGCATAACGCTTTTTGGTAATGAACAGTCCTTTGGTAGCTACCAGTTCCCTTCCTGCCTTAATAACTTCCCCACGACTTTTTGGACAATGAAAAGAATCCAGCATAAATTGAGCAAAAGTGCTGTTAACTTCGTCAGCAATTTGATCATATAAGATTATGACATTGTCCTTGCTCCATGGTATAGTGCCTTTGTCGATTTCCTTTTTTAGAGTTTTATATGCGCTAAAGTATGCACTGTCAGTGTCGCCATATATAATAGCCTTGCCTACGTGATCATATTGTCCTGTGATGATTTCATTTACCTTAGCAGCCATGTGCTTGGCAATTTGTCTGCCTGTAAGGGTGGTTGATTGACCAATACGCTTATCAAAAAAGCGACAACCAGGATTAAGAATAGCACCGTAGAGACTGTTGAGGTTAATTTTCTTAACCAATTGGCGTTTATCCCAATACTCTTCTTCAATTTTGTTACCAGCATTTATGGCCTCCCTTAGTTTGGCCTGCATTTCTTTACGTTCACTGTACCAGCGTTTTAACAGGCCTGGAATAACTCCTTCTTTTTCATAAGTAAAAATTGTACCATTAGCACTCAACATCCAAGGCTGATTGCTGTCAAAAATTAGTTTATATGTTTCAGCAGCACTGACCACATTGGTTTCGCCATTTTCCCAGTCAATGACAATTTCAGTGCCGATCTCTTTGTTCATTACTGCTTCGTATTCTAATGAACCAAACTGCCCTTCCCAAGCACCAGCAAAACTTTTCTTACTTGAGGTCATTTGATTTTCAATGTATTCGTCAGTGAGTATGGGCCGTAATTGTCCTATAATAGTTTCAGGGCCCATGTTAAGAGCTCTAATAGCACTTGGGTATAGACTGTTAATGTCTACGGAGCCGATCCAGTCATGAATGCCTCCTTTGGGATGAGCAACATAGGCACCTGCTGCCGCAGTATCGTCGCGTTCACTCATCTTGGTTCTATTGGGCACAATGAACCCTCTACGATGTGCTTCATTGATAATGGCCTGTTCAGTAACAGCCACAGCACCCATAGTAGTTTGTAGTAGCACAGTATTTTCATGTGCTAGTGTATTGGCTAGGTCGATAAATTTAAGTTTTTTATCTAGCTTGTCTAACAAGGCGCAGTCTTGACGATTATATTCAATGAATGTTTTAAAGTCATTGTTATACAGTTGATCTAATGTGCCTTCGTAGACAGTTTTACGTTCGCCAATCTCCATTTCACCAATAGCATCTAGTCTGTAAGTATGACGTTCTTCATAAGTGTAACGTCGATAAAGTTCAAGACTGTCTAAGTGTACACGCCCTACTAGGTCATATGTTACTGCTTTTTTGCCGTATTTTTCATATTCACGACGTTTGGGATATTGTCCCCATAGACAAAATCGTCTAGTATCATCTTTGCTTAGTGCTTTAGTTACACGATTAACAGTATAAGGGATATCATAACCTTCACTGTTCCAACCAGTTAGTAGGTCAGCATCTTCAATTAAGTTTAGGAATGTGTCCAACATATCTGCTTCGTTGTCGAAGATATGTGTATTGGGAAAATCTTTAACAAGTTCCTGTGCTTGGTCAACACTCATGCCTTTGGGTGGCACTGCCAAACAAACTAGTGTATCTAGCCATTGTAAATGTACACTGATAGCAGTGATAGGCATAAAGGCATCATCTGGACTTGCATATCCACGTTCTGGATCAAAGTCTACTTCAATGTCGAAAAATGCCACGTTAAGTTTGGGCACTTCGGCGTTGAGATAGTTATCACTCAAACAGACAAATATTTGGTTAATATCTGCTTCGTAGATACGTTTATTTGAGTGTATTTTTAGTTCTTTGTGGAAATCTTTTTGTGTTTTAGAAGTCAATCTAGAAACAGATGTGCCATATATACTAGTATGTTTGCCCTTGGGGTCTTCATAATAAAACACAAACCGCCCGGGAATATCTCTATATTCTCTCTTACCATCGCGGTTACGTTCCACAACCCTGACAACATCATTGTCACGGTCGAAATAAGCATCGACGTACATAAATTCTCCTATGTCTTTTGTGGCAGACAAATACCGATTGTGCAGCTTATGGCCTGCTTGCCTTACAAGTATACTTTACTTATGCCTAACATGTAAATGGCTGTGATAATCAATTGCACCACTAATAGACTCCATTTACGCCAAGTCCATGCTAGATATACCCAGCCAATATTCCCGGCCAAACATACCCATAAGTTTATGGGATAGACATTGAAACTGGTCAATGCCACACCCACAATTAGCAATGCAGTCAACGACCATTCTATAATGGCGTCTTTGAGTTTATTCATTAGATTTTTTTGGTAATGTCTAGAATTGCTTCCACTTCTTTCCAATCACTGTCATGGGCACTCCAATCACCTTTGTGTGCAATTTTGATAGCACGATTAATAATGCTGGTTTTGACATTGAGCTCTTCAGCTACGGCCTTAACTGTTTCTTTTAGACCCTCTTGAAGGTCTTCAATTTCACGAAGTACAGTGCTGCCTTCGTTGATGAGTTTTTCCAATTTGGCCTTTTCTTCGGGTCCGTAAATTCTGCTTGACATAGTATCTCCTTAACTTTGTTAGTGTACGCTATTTACTGGCCTAAGTCAACAAAAAGTAGTTGACAATTTTGCCATAAGAGCATATAATGTATACATGTTGAAATACTTGGCTACACATCATGAAAAAGCTTGTTCTTGCAGTATTTTTGGTTCAATCAGTAATGGCTCATGCCGCCGAGCCACTGGACGATAATCCAGTTAAGCTTTTTGATGCAACCCGTAAAAATCATAGCGTTGTTCGAGTAGAATGGAAAGCGGTTGACAATGTACGTGACTATTGTAGTAAATTAAATATTGCAAGAGGGTACGGCCCAATCAAATATGAAATTAGTGCTTGTAGTACGCAGGACGGAGATTCATGTGTGATTGTCACAGGTAAAAAAGCAAATATGCATAATCTTGGACATGAGTTACGTCATTGTTTCCAAGGCCAATGGCATAATTAACTTAATTTTTTAATTTTGACCTGCCCTTCATCGTAGGCTTCGTTAATTACACTAATTGTAAGTAAATCAACAATTTGTTCTCCAGACTTGTCATACATAAAGTAGTTTTTGTCTAGGAAATAAGTTTGTTCTAAACTTTCTCTGATTAGAGCTTTAGCTTCAATTAAGTCCATACGTTCTTGTAAACTACGAATACCTTCTGCAACAGTTTGTTGAGACTCTGTTGACATGACATATTTGGCCATGGCTGCCTGTGTTTCCGGACCCATGCGTCCATCTGCACCGTATTTGGGCAATGCATTTGGATCTTTGGCCAATATTTTCTTTTGAACAGCTTGTATTTCGGGATCAGGTGCCGGACCGTCTTTAGCTGGCTGAGTAGTTACAGGTGTAGTATCACTTGTTTTTTCTGGATCATTTACAGGATTTTCTTTTTCTTTAGCATAATCACGATACATGTTATAGCCGGTCAATCCTAGTGAAGCACCTGCTGTAAGTGGTCCGCCTAAACTTAATACTGCCGATAACCCAGCTATACCAGCACCGACCCAGTCTCCTTTTTTGGCTCTGTCAATAGCATCCATGGTACCAACTACTAGCCCTACTCCTGGTAAAACTCTGCTTACAAGTTTACCAGCTGCCGAATTACCTATTTTGGCAGCAACTTTGGCAACAGCCTGTTTAGTGTTCTTGACTACCGGAATTCCTTTAGATGTTAGTTTGTCGGCGATTTCTACACGATTAGCGCCTTTGGTTAAATTAAATGGATCATTGGAATTAGTTGATGTTGGTATATCTTTATATGTAGCATCGACAGCTCCGTCTGTATTAAATTTACTAAGTTCGACTATTAATGATTTCATATCCATGGTTTATTCCTATATCCCAAAATCTTTCATTAGGGCTCTAGCAATACGACCAAAACTTTCTCTTATAGGCGGCAGCCCAGTCTTAGGATCAAACCCGTGTTTTATCATCATGCTAATCCATGATGGATCACCTAAACCCATATTTCCCCTACCAGGTATTACATTCCATGCTGTACCAAGAGCAAGCATTTCTGAAGCTTCCGTACCTTTTTGAATAGCACGAACAGCGTCCCACGCATCTTGAGTTGACTGAGTAAATATGCCATCAATCGGGACTTTTTGTCCGTTTTTGTTTAACCAATATTGTAAAGCTATTGTTCCTGGATTTTTATAACCATTTTTAAATGGCTTGTCCCCGGGCTTTGGTTTAACTCCAGGCTTTGGTTTAACCTTATAGGGTGTTACTCCATAATCTGAATCATTAGGTGGTTCGTATCCATCTTTAACTAATGCTTCATAGGTATGGGATCCAATTTTACCATCGACTACTAGTTTTTGTCCTGGTACACGTGGATCATCTCTGCCTTTTTGGAAAGCCATGATTTCGGCTCGTGTAGTAGGCCATTTTTTCTTTACCCTAGGATTAGGTGGATCAACTACAACATCATCTGGTTTCGGTGGTTCTGGTTTCGGTGGCTCTGGTTTCGGTGGCTCTGGTTTCGGTGGCTCTGGCTTTGGTGGTTCTGGTTTCGGTGGTTCTGGTTTCGGTGGTTCTGGTTTCGGTGGCTCAACTACAACATTGTCTGGTTTAGGTGGTTGTGGAGGAACGTCAGCTGGACCGTATTTAACATTATAAATATCACCAAAACGACTACGTATCACAGTACCATCATCACTGATGGCAGCACTTAGAATCTTCTGTCCATTTCGAGGATCGATATCGCCTATGCGTAACGGCGGAAACTTTTCAAAATTAGCAGGATCATCAGGGTCACCTATTTCGTCTAATCTACGAAGTTTGTCTAATATAGTTTTAATTTCCATGTTCTAATCCTTACTTCAACCCAAACTCTTTCATAATAGCACGAGCAAATGCATTAGGTCTGCTCTCCATTGCTGGCATAAGTGGTGGACCAGGAATCCATGCATCCAATTTTTCATCATACTTGTATTGTTTTGGATGTATTGAATCTTTTCCAGGAATAGCGCCTGGCGGTAGTGCTTGTTGTGTTTGCTGTTGTTGCTGCTTTTGATACATGGCCTGTGATCGAGCCTGTTGATCTGCGGCAAATGCTGCTGCTTCTTCTGGACTTAATCCAGCTGGCGGCAATGACATTTTGAATTCTTTTACTTGTTTTTTAACATCGCCACTGTTGGGACTTTCGTGATCACCTTTCTTCACACCAGTTTTATAGACTTTTTTACCTGTACTTGGGCTGATGTAATAATCGCGTCTTTCGCCTGACTCTTTGTCAACGTCACTGCCAGTGCTTTTAATTTTGTATTTTTCGCCACCTTCTTTAAGATGAGTTTCGCTCATATGTTCTGCACTAACTACAGCTTTGTTGCCACTAATTTTTCTATCTTTACCTACAACTCTTCCAGCTTCCCTTTTACTACCAATATGTTTACTAGCTAGGCTTTGACCAGATTTTACTCTTACTTTATTTGGTGGAACCTCTTGCGTTTTACCACCACGAGCCAAAAAGTCTGCTAATGCGTCATCGGTTTCTTGTCTAAAATGGGACTTGGTTCTTATGTCTTCTGCCACACCTTCTTCTTTATTGGTCAATCTACGATAGCGATCTGCATTCCTATAATATTTTTCAGGATCCATGTTACGAGTCATAGCATCGTGTGGCTCCATGCCCATAGATTTTAAATCTTGATGTACTTCATCGCCCTCGTCATCGAGTCTATCGGCTTTACTACGCAGTCTTGATTTGATAGTAGGATCGACTTTTCGTAGCATCTGCTTGAAGCCTTCCTTTGTATCTTTCGTAACCTTAGCCGTGCCAACCATTTGGTCTTTTGGCTCAATAGGGGGAGTTTTTCTATCCTGTTCTTTACGACGCTTTGCTGCCAAATCAGCCACTGAGCCTTTGCGTGGAGGTTTACCATAACTAAATGGGCCACCTTCCGCCACGTCTTTCTTTTTCTTTTTAGCAATAGCAATAGCAGCCTGTTGAGCTGCGTTCTGTGCTTCGCCTACTCTACTTTCTTTTGGCACACAATTTGGAACAGTTTTGCCACCTTTCTTTTTAGTGCCTACCATTTTGTAGTTGTCCCAGCAAGGATCTTTATCCTCTTTCATTTTAGGTTTGAATCCAGCTACTGGTTTACATTTGCATTTACCAGGTGGGCAACTGCATTTGCTGCTGCCACATTGTGGACATACCTTGCCCTCTTCCAATGCACCACCAACTAGTTTGCCTTTGGGATAACCTTTTGGATCCATGGCTTTTAATTGACCAGCTGGGCCTTCTTTTTGACCAACAGCGGCACCAGCAAAAGGAGTACGCATTTTTTCTCCTACTGGTGTATCCTTCTTTGGCGGTGGCATAATAGCATCTAAACGCTTGCGATGACTTTCTCTATCAGCTTTATTTTCTGGACTATTGCGTTGTTTTTCTAAAGCACGATTAAAACGTTTTTGTGCAGGACTCGGTGATCCATATGATTCTAGCATACGAGCTGTGGCTCTCTTGCCTTTTCTTTCTAAGCTTCTAGCTACATTTTGTGCTTGTCTAAAAGTATCAAAGGTTTTCCAATACTTACCATCAATATATACAGCACCGCTTCTAGTTTCGTGACCTAGCTCATGTTCTAGTTCACGACGTTTGAATTCACCTTTACTTAAAGACCCCCAGTCATCGTTTTCATCTAATGACTGACCTTTATGCTTTTGAACACCTTGTTTGGCATCTTTTTTCTTGTCTTTATGTTTGCCAGCTGCACCACCGCCCAAAGCAGCATTGGCATTCTTAGCCACGGGATTACGTTGCTTGGGTGGTTGGGGAGGTTGAGGATTTTTCTTCTCCATTACCTTACGAACAATTTTTGTAACTAAAGGATTAGGTTCGTAACTTTCTGAAATATGTACTAGTGGTGCAGGTTCTGTTTTAGGCTTAACAGGTTCGGCCACAATTTCTTTGGGTTTAGCAGCACTCTCCACAAGAGTAATATATTTCTTCATATCCATTTAGTTTGTTCCCTTACCTTCTACACAATCCTTACAGTGGCAATCTGGGCAATAGCTACAATCATTACAACTATGATTACAATGTCTAACACAATTACAACTTTGGCACTTAGGTTGATCCATTTTTAGTGCCAAGTATGCTTCGTAATCATCCACATAGTTAGGTAATGACATATTATTTGGCTTGGTTTTTCCACATGGCAGCGGCAGCAATCTTTGTGCCTTTTTCACCACCACCAGCAGCCTTAGCTACTTTGTCAAAACTCTTGCCTGGTTTACCAATATCTTTACCAGCCTGTGCTTTCTTAGCCACAGCAGATTTTTCACCTTTGCTCATACCAGCACTTGGTTTGGCTTCCATCATACCGCTACATTCTTTCATACCATGTACTGGGCAGCTTTTGCCTTTGGCGGTATGATTACATTTTTTATCAGCAGCTTCTTTAACTTTTTTATCAGCAACAGCTTTTTTCATTGGCTCTTTTTTGTTGCCATCTTTGTCCATGTCTAGGAAGTCTGGTTTAGCGCCTTCTTTAAATGGCAAGCCAGCAGCCTTACGACGACTACCGATTACTTCGTCTTTGCCACTTTCTACTTCGCCGTCGCCATCGTAATCTTTTTTGGCTTTTTTAGATGCTTTAGCTTCGTGGAAAGCCATGTGATCATCATAGGCTTTAGCACTTGCTGCTTTTTTAGCTCTTAATCTGTCTAATCTTGCCTTAGCATGTTCATCACCTGCTTTGGCTTTATCTTCGAGATCCTTTTCGTGACCTGCTTTTAACTCACGACGATGTTGTGCATCGACAGAATTAGGATTATATGCTTCGCTTGCTTCATCATCTGTCATGCCTTTACGCTTGGTTAGTTGATCCATTGGACTAACTCTGCGTCCATGAACTTGTTTAGCAAGAAATTTAGCAGCACGTTCATCATGATCTGGATGTAAACTAGTCATAGGAGCATCACCGTGTGGAATACGATCTGCTTTGACTCTACTGGCCTTTCTACTATGTCTTACACCAAGACCGGTTTTTACTTTATTAAAATCACTCTTAGTATCGTCATCGCCGCCACGGCTTCTAATATCAGCATGGATGTCAGCAATGTCGCTGGCATTTTCGTCTACTTTTTTCTTTTCTTTAACTTTGAGTTTTTCAGCCTGTGCTTTCTTTAGATCTTTAACTTTTTCTTTAGCTTCAAGTAGTTTGTTCTTTAGGATTCGCTTTTCGCTTTCAGTGTACATTTCACTGTCTTCAATGGCACGGCCATATTCAGTGAACTTCATTTCGTATTCTAAATAGTGGTACACACTGGCAAGGTAGTCAGCAGCCTTGGTAATTTTAGCCTGTACCCAACCTTCTAATTGAGCATTGTCTTCCATCATTTTAAATAATTTTAGGCTATACTTGGCTGTTTTGTATAGATCAGCTTTGGCCATTTTACCTTCATCATCGTGTTCAGGTGTTGGCATAGGTGATTGCATGTTGATATCCATTCTCTACTCCGTATTCAAGTTATTTATCGTTTTAAGCTGCCTCCAGTCAAAAGGTTGGCTCCTTTGACGTCTAGGGCATTTTTTACTGTTCCATCTTTGTTTTTGTAAGTTTGACCCTTTTTATTCTTATAAACAGCTCCAACTGCGACATTGCCTGCGCTAGTTCCACCTGCTGATGCTGTTTCAAGTAATTCGCGTATTTTCATAATTATACACCGTATTTGTTCTTTTTATGTTTGTGTACAGGACTGACAGTGTGGGTAGAAGGCAATTCCCTACTTTTCATATCGCCTTTGTTAAGATCAGTATATTTGGCACCTACTACTTTGGCAGCTTTTTTAAACATTTCATTTTCTACTTCAGTGTATGGGTGAATGGTTTTCTTTTTGCCAAACCAACTTTTGCCATCCATATCTGGTGTGTTAGTGCCATCAGTGCCTGCCATGGCCTGACCTAGTTTAAAGGCCACATAGTCGCTATTGGCCATTTCCACATCACTATAAGTGCTCAATCCTCTAGTAGGTTCCTGTTGCCTCTTAGTGATTTTGCCTTGGCTAACTTCTAATAATTCTCTTAGTCTCATCTCATCTCATGCCCTTGCCAACGGGTGGTTCGCCTGTGAGGAAAGGCATACTAAACCATAGTTGGAACCATTCCTTGCTACCTGGTATAATATTATGTTTCTTCATTAGTTGGCCTTTTTCGTCCCCAGTCAAGCTGATATTGCTACCACCATAAGGGTTGTCTATATCGTATTTAACATATCCTCGATATTCGTTAATGCCTGCTAATTTTTTTAATTCATCTAAGTTCATTTAACCACCACCCATCC